CCAGGCGCACCCGGAGGACCCCAAGCACATCTACGGCTACGCGGCGTGCTTCGGCAAGCTGAGCCGCAAGCTGGGCGGCTTCGTGGAGCAGGTGTCCTCGCTGGCGTTCAACGAGTCGCGGGCCGATAACTGGCCGGACGTCGTGTGCCGGTTCAACCACAAGGACGACCTGCTGCTGGGGACGACGTACGCGAACACGCTGGACCTGCGGGTTGACGAGCAGGGCCTGCTGTACGACGTGATCCCGCCGCAGTCGCGCGGCGACATCGTGGAGTACTGCCAGCGCGGCGACGTCCGGCACAGCTCGTTCGCGTTCCGGGTGTTCCCGGGCGGCGACGAGTGGGGCGTGTCGGAGTTCAACTACCCGATGCGCACGCTGCTGTCGGTGCAGCTGGTGGACGTGGCCCCCGTGCTCGACCCGGCCTACCCGGACTCGACCGCGGCGGCCCGCGCGCTGAACGGCGCCGTGGAGTCGCTGAGCAACTGGGTGCAGGCGGACCCGGAGGAGGTCCGGTCCCGGCTGTCGGACGGCCGCGGGATGGAGTTCTTCAAGCGGACCGATAACACCGGGATGGCGCGGCGCTCGCTGCCGGCCCAGGCAGCGCCGGCCAAGCCAGTCCTGTCCGGCCAGCAGGCAATGCTCGCCCTTCAGGCCAACATGGAAGATCCCTTCGCAGACGAAGGGTGATTTCCGTGGCATGCTTAGCAGGAGTAAAAGGGCTAGGCAGACAACAGAATACCGAGAAATACAAAAATGCCGTGGTCGTAGCTGCTATAGGTACGGACGGAGCCGGCGAGGAATGATTCAAGGAGAATCGAATGGCATCAGAAGTTGCCAAGCGCCTCCGCGACCGCCGGCTCAACGTCTGGAACGAGGCGCGGGCTATCGCGGAGGCAGCGGCTGAGGAAAACCGGAGCTTTACTCCGGACGAGCAAGGCCGCTGGGACGCCATGCAGGAAGAGATGTCCACCCTGGACACCCGGATCAAGGCCGTCCTGGACACCGAGAAGCGGGCGAAGGACGCCGATGACGCCTACAACGCCATCGCCGGCAAGCCCGCGGACCGGCAGGCTCCCGCGGCCGTCGCCGCGGACACCGAGCTGCGCAAGTGGGCGCGCGGCGAGCCGGGTACCGCCCGGGTGCTGGACCTCCAGCACGACGTGGCCAACCGCGGTCCCATCAACTACCGCATCCTGACCACCGCAGGCGTCGGCGGCACGAACGCGTCCTCGATCGTGCCGACTGACTTCTACGACATGCTCATCGCGCACCTCATCGAGGTGTCCGGCGTGATGCAGTGCGGTCCCACCGTGCTGAACACCGGAGGCGGCGAGACGCTCCAGGTCCCGAAGACCACCGGTCACTCCACCGCGACCTCGGCGGCGCAGGCTGGCACGATCGCGTCCTCGGACCCGGCGTTCAGCATGCAGACGCTGTCCGCCTACAAGTACGGCGTCCTGCTCCAGGTCGCCCGCGAGCTGATTGACGACACCGCCGTCGACCTGCTGGGGTACCTCGCGATGCAGGCAGGCCGCGCGCTGGGCAACGCGTTCGGCACCGACCTGATCAACGGCTCCGGCGCGGGCCAGCCTTACGGCATCGTCAACAACTCCGTGGGCGTCACTGGCGCCACGACCGGCGTCGGCGGCGCTCCCAGCTACGCCAACCTGGTCGACCTGGAGTACTCGGTCATCGCTCCGTACCGCCAGTCGCGCAGCTGCTACTGGCTGGCCGCCGACAAGACAATCGGCGGGTTCAGGAAGATCACCGACACCGTGGGCCGTCCCATCTGGGAGCCGTCCGCAGTGCTCGGCTCGCCTGACCTGCTGCTGGGCAAGCCCCTGGTGGCGGACCCGTTCATGCCCGCCCTGGCAACCAACGCCCTGTCGATCGCCTTCGGCGACTTCAGCCAGTACTTCGTCCGCCTGGTCGGCGGGGTGCGGTTCGAGCGCAGCGACGACTTCGCCTTCTCCACCGACCTGGTGACCTTCCGCGCGATCCTGCGCGGCGACGGCACCATGGTCGACCGGACCGGCGCGATCAAGATGTTCAAGGGCGCGAGCTCGTAGTATGGCGCAGTCTCCTCAACCGAGGTACCGATGAGTGACACCCGTTGCCCGGTGCCCGCCCTGCGCGGGCACCGGGCACGGCCCCTCCCGGAGAAGAGGAAGAGCCAGCCGTGATGTGGATCGAGACGGTCATGCACATGTCCGGCACGCGGGCGAACGGGGACAAGTACCCGCCGGGGTTCACGCCGTTCGAGGTGGCGGACTGGGAGGGCGAGCACCTGATCCGCGGCGGCATGGCCCGTGCGGTCGCCACGCCGGAGTGGGCCGTGCCCAAGCCGCCCGCGCCGCTGCCGGAGAAGCCCGTGACCGTGCCGGGGCCCGTGATGCAGGAGCCTGATCCTGCGCCGCCGGCGTACCAGCCGGATGATCCTGAGCCGGAGCTAGCCGCCCCCGCGGGACTGCCGCCGGCGCCCGGCGACCCGAAGCAGGCATGGGTGGATTACGCCGTCACCCAGGGCATGCCAGCCGATGATGCCTCGCGCATGACCAAGGCTGACCTACAGTCCCGGTTCGGGCCGAGGCTGTAACCCCAGGCGTATCCTGAGCAGGAGGAAGGGAGCCAGACTCATGGCAAGCCCAGGAAAGACCCCGACGAGCGGCCGGCCGTACTCCGGTCCCGCCACCAATTCGGACCCGACGACTGAGCCTGGCCAGTATCCTCCCGGCCCCGACTGGAGCAACGCCATCTTCGGCGGCCAGCTGCCCGCCGGCACTGGCGCCCCGGGCTCGCCGACGAGCGCGGAGGCACTGGACCCGACGAACGAGAAGGGCCAGACGATCGACGGCCTGACCGGCGTCACGCACGAGGAGATCGTCAGCACGGGCGCCCCCGGCACCCAGGGCACCGTCCCGGACGTCGCCGGCAATGACGGCACCGCGATGACCTACACCAAGGCCAGTGACGGCATCGGCCCGTACGAGCAGGTCACCAGCTCCGACGAGCTGTCCGGCCCGCAGGATTCCACCCAGGCCAACGACGACGGCTACGCTACCGGCGGGCCGCAGCTCCCGGGCCTGAAGGGCAACGAGCCGCAGGCAGGCAGCGGACGGTACCAGCCCGGCGGCGGCAGCGTCATGCGCGGTGGCCGGGCCATCCGGGGCTAGCGTGCACGAGAAGCCGAGCCAGGCGTATCGCTACGAGCATTATGATCCCCGGAGGCGGTAATGCAGGACCTGAGCGGGCTGCTGCCTGACCCGATCAGCGCTTTGGTGCCAACCTCCCAGGAGGGCGGCAACATGCAGGCGTCGAACGAGCAGGCGATGACCGCTCCCGGCTCGGAGCCCGTGGACGTCATGCACCAGGCCGGTGACTATTTCGGCAACGACCCCACGGTCACGCCGTCCAACGCGGCTGTGATCGAGCCTGCGACGGACGGCAAGCCGCAGGCCAGCGGGCAGGCTCACGAGTACAGCCCGCCGTCGCCTGCCTGGAAGGCCACCGGCACGCCGAATGTCGTGCGCCAGCCGGTGACGGCCAGGAAGGGCCGGTAATGCAGAACCCCGCAGTTAACGGCCCGGTTCCCGAGTCGCCGCATGTCATCACGGCCTCCCCGGTGCAAGGCAACGTCCCGCAGCACGACTGGGACGCGACGAGCGACGCGACGATGAACGGCTGGAAGTCACTGGAGGCCAACGCCGGGACCGCGGACTTCAGCGGGACCGTGACGGAGGGCTTCCCGGACGGTCCCGGCCGCTGGAAGCAGACCTAGGAGGACGAGAATGCCACAGGCACCCGACCCGATCACCAGCCCCCCGCCCCAGCCCTGGCAGCCCTACGACGCCACCGCTCCCGGCGCCGCCGAGGACCAGGTCACGGCGACTACCATCTACGATGCCGTGGCGGGAGACTCCGCGGGCGGCCCCTGGCGCAAGATCCAGGAAGCAGGCGCGGCCGGGGCCCAGGGGGAGGCAGTCGCTGACGCCTGGCCGGGTAACGGCGCGTCTGACGGCAGCGCCTGGAAGCAGGTATAGGTCATGAGCGACATCGCACGCGTGTACCCGAACGGCCAGGAGCCGGCCAAGGGCGGCCAGACCGGCGGCCTGCCGTACCCGAACGGCTCGGAGAAGGCTCACGGCGGCAACGGCGGCCTTAGCCACGACTACAAGGATGACCGCACTAAGTAGGGTCTCCCTTTTCCAGCGCAGACGGGCTGGTCATGCCCAGCAGGGCCAGCTCGCAGCGTGACTACTTCAGGCGCGCGGCGAAATCGCGCCACGCCCGTGTGCTGAATGTCAGGACGGTGCCGTCGCCGTGCTGGGTGGTGTCGCGAACGCCGACCTTATCTGCGTCCGTTCCGACGCTGACGCAGTGCGGGCACTGCCCGTCACAGCGGCTAGCGATACGCCAGTTAGCCGTCATCATTTCCTTCTCCCGTTGTCCCTGAGTTCCCACGGTGGCACTTCAGGCTAATACTAAGCTCATGCCGCGAGCGAGTGCCGGCCTTCGCGGATCACCGGCTACGTCTGTTCTAGTATAATAAGGAAGTCTGCTAGAGTCGTCGCATGAGAATCCTCGTGACCGGTGGGGCCGGGTTCCTCGGGAGCAGCCTCGTCCGCCGCCTGGCCGGGGAAGGTCATGAGGTACGGGTCCTTGACGACCTGAGCCGCGGTGACCGGGAGCGGCTCCGCGGCGTGCCGTGCACGCTCATTGAAGGCGACGTGCGAAACTCGGCAGACGTCCTGACCGCGATGCACGGCTGCGACATGGTGGCGCACCTGGCTTACCTCCAGGGCACCCAGACGTTCTACGCCGAGCCGCGCGCTGTCCTCGACGTTGCGCTGCGCGGCATCCTCAACGTGCTGCGCGGCTGCGAGGTCACCGGCTGCGGGGACCTGCTCCTGGTGTCCTCCTCCGAGGCGTACCAGGTGGCCCCGCAGGTGCCCACCCCGGAGGACATCCCCCTCGTCGTCCCGGACGTGCTCAATGCCCGGTACAGCTACGGCGGCGGCAAGATCGCCTGC